GAGACTTTTCGAGTCGCTCAGGAATCTAGTGTCAGTCTCCTCGGGAGATACTACTTCCAAGTACGCGCTATTGCCGAGGCCAAGACCGTGCAGAATCCTTTGCATTACGTCAGTCCTGAATCATTGGAATGGGAGCTTGGACCTTATCCGGAACTCCTTGATTGGTGCTCGGCTTATTTGGGAAGACGTGGAGGACGGTAAGTGAACTTGTTCTTGGGTCGCTAAAGCTCCCCGCCCGAATACATTCTCTGCCTGAACCTTTTGTGGTTTGGTGCTCGGTCACGCTTGGTCCGATCGCGCTTCGCTCGACTCGGACCGCTATTTGAAGTCACGTGATTGCTGACTAAGCATAGACCTAAATCTCTTATCCTTGTCGGTCCTACCCGTACAGGAAAGACCTCTTGGGCACGTTCACTAGGACCCCACTTTTACTTTGGTGGGGCATTTGATATGGAACAGTTGTCATACGACAACGATGACGTCAACTATGCTGTGTTTGACGATATACATTCATTGAAGTTTTTCCCCATGTGGAAATTCTGGATGGGTGCACAGGAAACATTCACAGTCACGGACAAATACAAGGGGAAAAGAACGTTTGATTGGGGCAGACCGATTATCTGGTGCAACAACAGAGATCCTCGAGAGGACGCTGATGCCGACGCAGATTGGATCGATGGAAATTGTATTATTGTCAATGTACCCGCGGATATGCCGCTTATTTCTCATGCCAGTATAGAGTAGTAGTAGGAGCGAATACTATCGTGTTTGCTGCGGCTGCGTCCGCGCATACAAAGAAATCGACTACGTAATAGTCTCCCATACCCGCTTTTCCTGTTGTGCTTCTAGAGGAGGATACATCCGATTCGGCAAGCTCACGATCGGCATAAACCAAATTCTTATTCATGGGATGCCACAAATTGAATGTGGAAATCTTGCCAGAGGCATTGCCGGAATTAATCGTGAAAGTCTTGTCATACCTCACGGTAATACGTTGAGTATCCGTTTTAGCATCAAGAGCGGTGAGATAATCTGTTCCGGCGGTACCCTTGAACATGACGCGGGAGAGTTCGAACCAGGTTGTTGTTGCTGAGATGATGTTTTGCAAGCGAGCCCAGCTAGAACTAGTCTCGACAGCAAGGACTGCATCAGTCTCCAAGAAGCCTAAGCCCTTGGCGGTGAAGCAAATACGACGCCACTTCCAAGAAGCGCCAGTATTAGTGACAAGGGTGACGCGTTCCTTTAGACCACGCATGTAGCAGGTCTGTGCGGTTCGGCGAGATTCTGCTTGTTGATCCTCGGAGGGGGTAGCCCTATCGCGAGCTGTTGCAACCCAGACCATCACTTCTGAGTTTGCGCCAGTGATTGTTCGATTGCTGGCGGTGACGCTGCCTGCTGAGGTAGTGGCCGGGACCACAGGAACCATGGTATCCTGTTTCTTTTTGGTGGTGATGTTGAGGATGCGGCGGCGGGACATTGCGGGTCTTCGGCGATAGCGAGTGACCCTAGTTGGTCTGCGAGTGTATCGACGGACTGGCCGACGTGTTGTGGTGCGACGACGCGCGTATCTTCGTGTTCTGCCATAAGCCATTACGTGGAAAAGTTATCCAGTTATCCGTCGGGGGACGGAGACTATTTATAGTTTTTCCCGGCTTGGCTCCACTATATAAGTGACACTGACACTACGAGTTGTGTATAATATTAAACACAACTCTTTCTGATCCTTTGGTGTCAGTCACATGACTTTTCGCTTTGCCGCCAAATATGGACTCCTCACTTACGCTCAATCCGACGGTCTCGATCCATGGAGAATTGTCAACCTTCTTGCGGACTTGGGATGCGAATGTATCGTTGCAAAAGAGCTTCACGCAGACGGCGGAACTCATTACCATGCTTTTTTCATGCACAGCGACAAGCTGTGTACGCGGAACCCCCGGGTATTTGATATCGACCAGTATCATCCAAACATTTTGCGCGGCCGCAAGACTCCTGAGTCTATGTACGACTATGCTACCAAAGATGGAGACGTGGTTGCCGGAGGACTGCAGCGACCTGACGCGATACCTCCCAAGACAAATTCTGATGACTTCTGGAGATGCGTGTTTGATGCACCGACTAGAGAAGAGACTTTTCGAGTCGCTCAGGAATCTAGTGTCAGTCTCCTCGGGAGATACTACTTCCAAGTACGCGCTATTGCCGAGGCCAAGACCGTGCAGAATCCTTTGCATTACGTCAGTCCTGAAT